CGTTGCCGTCGGTCTTCAGGTAAATATTATGATAGGCGGTATCCATTACCGGTATGGCATCGGCCTCGCCGATGGTCACCTCCTTGTAAGGATCGGCCTCTGAATATTTAATGATGGATGCCAGCGAACGCTCTGCGATGATTGCCTGAGGGATGTTCTTATTTAGTTTCGAGTACTGAGTCGATCCCAAAAGCAAAGTTGGCGAGAACACCACGCGTTCATCCGCGAAAGGATTAACTGTCGTCTGATCGTCACCCACCTCGCGAGTGATCTCCGAGTCGATAACCACGATCTGCATGCCGTTAACGTACGGCTGCTTTGCGAGCCAAGCATTAACCGCTGCGAGGTCGGGAACCTGTGAGATGTTGAGGGCGTTTGCAGCGAACGACGCGCTGCCTTTGATCACCTGCTCCATAGATTGCACTTTATAAAACTCAAAGAGGTTCATAAAGGCGTACTTGGGTGTAAACCCGCGAGCCTTACCTGCCTGTACGGCAGCGGCGCAAGCGCCGATGAAGTCAGCAGTAGCCGCCTCGGTGAACGCTACGGTTACTTTCTGCTTCTGCGCATCGTCCACCTGATAGTCCAGATCAAACTCCGAGGCGATGCCGTCGTTATTCGCACCAGTAAAACCGAGCTTACAGGCATTGCTCAAAATGGCCCATGCGAGATATTCCATCTCCGCGTGGACGCCGTTAAAGCAAAACTCTGTATCATCGGCCCAATACTTAATGAGTTCTTGGGCATTCACGTTGCCTGCCAACGCCCTTGCGATCTCATATGCCTTGATGTCGTCGCGCTCCATCTCTCTCGAGATTTTGATGTACGGCAGATCGCCGGTAGCGCTCTCGAAGAGTGGACGCCTTTTGCGTCTGGCGGACGAGTTGTCAGCCACGATGTCGGCGGCCACATTCTTGCGACGGCTCTGACTCTTCAAAGTCTTCCAGTCAAACGTGATATTTGACGTCAAAGGGAAGAACTTGGCATAGTCGAAGGTCGCCGGCAAGTTGTCAACAAATATCTGTAAAAGCTGAGGGTTCTCCCTCAAACTCAAAATAAGAGTGTCAGTCATTTATTTTCGCCTCCACTTACAAAAAAATTAAAACTTAAGTTTTTTAGCCCTCAGGATCGGGATCAGGATTCTCAGGATTCTCCGGATCGGGATCAGGATTCTCAGGATTCTCCGGATCGGGATCAGGATTCTCAGGATTCTCCGGATCGGGATCAGGCTCCACCTCCACCTCCGTATAGAAAGTGTCGATAACCACATCGGTGTTAGTGCTTAACGCAAAAATGCCATTAAACAATGCCGGCCATAGCCGTGTGAAAGGTATCCACACCGGCGCGTTAGCCGTTGCTATAACCCACACGTCGGTTATAATGTTATCGCTTGCGCTCACTGCCTGCTCCGTGCCATTGATGTAAAGGCGGAGCCCCGGCTTCCATGTCCACTTGTTAGTGGTCTCGTCATAAGTGAACGGCGCATTTTCGTCCTCTTCAAAAAAGCTCGAGAGGTCGGCCAGATACACCTCGTCTTCTACCAGCGCCCTTGAGCTGCCTGCCGTGAGGGTAGCGTCGATGCTGCCGTCAACATTGATAGTCTGCTTGCTGACAGTTCCGAAAGGGAACACAGCGCCCTGGAACGAACAGCTGCCGTGTGCAAATTTCACCTTTGTGGCCGTCGCCTCAGCGTCCGCCGCTATCTTTACGCAGGGCAGTACACGGAAGATGTTACTTCCTTTTTGCCCTTGCGCCGTCTCGATGTCCGAAAGCTCGAACAATAATGCGCCCTCGGGCAGTATCCATCCTCCGGACGTCGCCCCTCGCGCTATCACCAGCGCGCCGTTGCGTACATCAGCTATACGATGCTCGATGCACTTGTAACTTTTAGCGTCGCGCCTCTTTTTTACGGTCATTGCCATAATTTTTTAATCTCCTTAAAATAAATTTTTAATAAGGTTTTTTGTCTTTCGCCTCATCGCCTGCCGCCCTTTCGGATACGGCCTTTTTGAGCGACTCCGGCACTTGGCCCGACCCGCCTCCGCCCCCTGCCGGTGGACTGAACAGCCCGCCCTGACCTTTGTTGCTTTTGATAAGCTCGTCAGCATCAGCCTTGATACCCACGAGCCAGCCGTCAAAGTCGGCATCGTCCTTGAATTGATAGCGTCCGAAGTCGTCCGTGATGCGTTTCGCGTATTTCTCCGGTGCGCCCTTAAGGGTGCTTTGCAACTTCATTGTGCGTTCATTGACTACGCGCCCCTGCTCTATCTTATCGAGACGTTTGTTAATTGCCTCCAATGCTTTCAGTGTCGCGTTGTAATGCCCGTCTGTGTCTGCTGTATCGGGTTTATCTTGACCCCCCTTGTCAGGGTTGTCATCACCGGATGGATTAACCGCCTTGCCGTCTTTGAGATTATGCCTTTTCTCATAATTGGCTACAGCTGTTTGAGAAGCCTCGGTGACGCGGCTCTCGGTATATTGGTCGAGTACGTCTTGCATGGTGAGCGCCTCAACGGCACCCTTGGCGGCGTCCTCTGTGGTTGCAGTCTTCGCGAGCTTTGCTGCTATCCTGCTTAAAATGTCGGCCCTCAACCCCTGAAACTTAGTTGTCAAAAGCTCTAAAATTGTTTTTTCCATGGTGTTCCTACAATATTTGCCCAAATATAATAAATAATTTTAATATGGCTTATCACATAAGCCTTTTTTTACAAATTTTTCAAAATATCGTTTACGATCTTGCGGTTGTCACTCAAAAAGTAGGGTAACTTTTTGGCCGTCACGATACGCTGCTTGTTAGCCCTCACCCACTCGGTAAAAATTGGAGGCATCTCTTTGACCCGATTGCGGCTATAGCTCGATGCCCTTTTGCCTGCCATAATCAAAGCGTCATCTCTGTCCATCTCTGCCTCTGTCTTGAGAATTGCCGTCATCTGACAAAGGCAGTTAGGGTGCCAGCCGGTGAACTTGAAATTTTTAGGATAGTCGCCCTGTAGCTCATCGCAAATGTCGTATGCCGGATGCGCTCCGCTCAAGGAGATGCGCACCCCTACGACAAAGTCCATCTTATCCCACCTCAGCTGATCAGCCGTGTGATATGCGGCGTTGATCTCGGTGCGCGCCACCCTCATGGCGTTCTTGTAACTCGACCGATAAACTCCCGCCCCCGGGTGATACTCCTTTGCCGCTTTGGATAGTTGCAGCTTACCCTCGGCATCGCGTACACGGCGGTAAAGCCTGTTAGGCTCCCTCAAATATTTCCGGATATCTCGCGATAGCTCCGCTGCCGACTTCGCCTCTGACAGCCCCAGCCCTATGGCCCCCTCGATCTGCTTTAACACTTCGCCTTGACGCCACACCCCTGCCGACAATGCCTCGATCTTCAGCACGCGCGTCTTCTTAAACGCCTCGAGTGCTTTGTCGTTATTAGAGAGATAGGCGCGCTGCTTTGACTTCGGCAGCTTGCTGAGATTCTTACCAAATAACCGATTGACCATTTCATCATTTTGCCGGTTGGCCACGGCCCATGCCGCCTCCACTCCGTTAAGGACGATAAACCTTATTTGTGAGTCCACCTCGGCCATCAGCTGCTCCAGCCTCCTTTTTGCCGTTGGGAATTGGCTCAAACTGAACACGCCCCCCGGCGGCAGGTCGAGACGCACTCCGATCTTCGCAGCCTCGATAGCTGCGAGCTGGTATATCTCGTCGATGTGTCTTTGCACCTGTGCTACGAGGGCCTTATTAGTCTGAGCTTTTTTAGGCATTATTCATAAGCTCCAAACACACTGCGTTGCTCATCCTCTCTGATCCGGTCAAGTGTCTGTTGAGGATTTTTGGACAGCCCCGCTTTCTCAATCGCCTCATACTGGCTCATAATAGCCTTGCCGCCGGTAGCGTTGCTGTACCTCTCGATGCGGTCTTTCTCGTCATCTATCTTGTATGGATTGATTCTATTTTCCACCGGCATAGCAGTAAAAGCGTCCGCGATGTCTGGAAACATAAGCCCCGCTAACGCTTTTACCACATTAGCCTCTCTGTCGAGAAATTCCTGAAGCGCGCCGGCCTCCTGAAGCACGCGCAATTGCGCGTCGATAAACAGCATCTTGCGCGCCTCCCCACTCATCGGCGTGCTTTTCATATTCTCGTAGCTTATGTCCGGTATCTGCAGATTGGTGTAGTACTCCCTGCGCAGCCCCTCGAGTTGCAGCTTGACGGCCTCCGGCGATTGCTGCCATGTCACGTACTCCAAGCGGCCAGATGCCGGATACTTGACCACTTTGCGGAATTTGTCCGTGTCCTCATTTCCCATTTGGATCGTCTCATCGGCAAAAAGTGCCAATATCGGTGCGGAGTTGTCACGGATGCAGTTGCCATTGTCGCTGTAGGTGCGCTCCTGCTCCGCTCTCAAACGGCTGCTATCTCTCCAGCACGGCTTTTTGGACCATGCATAGGCCCCCGGTATCTTTCCTATCTCCAGCTTTTTTCTAAACAATTCTTTCCACGCGTCAGCGCCCTCTTTGTTAGTCTGCTCCCACCGTATGTGCCACGTGTCAGTGAAGGTGTCAAAAAAGCGGCGGGTATCGACGCCGTTGTAATAGTTGTATTCAAAAGACAAAGCGATGAGGTCTAAGTCATCGTCAAATAGCGGATATATGCCGTCGCCATTCATCGGCGTGTAGGTGCGTCGCCTGATCTTGTAATTGCACTTTTCGCCATAGTCATAATGCGGAGCTGAATCTACCAAGTACCATAACGTTGCGATCTCGCAACCTGCGAAAAAATGAACGCCTCGCTCAAGGTTCAACGCATTGATACGATTCTTCTTGTAAATTCGTTCCATTATAGCCTGTGCGCGCTGCGCCCTTTCGTCCTGCGCATCGTATATGCGCGTTACCGGTATGCCGAATGTCAAGCCCGTAAGGCGGTTAGTTGCCAGCTGCTCGAGTGATAGAGGCACTCTCACCACTTTGCCTCCCTCCATTACGCTGACATCCTGATAGGTAGCCTCGTTCATTATGTCGTGATGCTTGATGTCATAATCTTTAGCAAGCTCACTCCATAAAGGAGGGCTCGGAATTTTACGCTTTAACTCCGTGATGATGTCATCTGTTTTTTGTAAACTTAAAATTGAATTGATGTCGGTAGGCATTGTGTTATCTCCTTATTCCTCTGATAATCTCTAATTGCTCTAAATCTGAATTGTCGTATGTTAATTGTCGGTTATTGAAATCTTGAACAGCATAGCCGGTAATATCCACATATTCATCGTGCTTTGCAGTAGGGAATCCTGCCATCTCATCAAGATAACCGGCGTTCCACACACCTGCCATCAGCTTGACTCTCTGCGCCTCGAGTGTCGGCGATGCTGCATTTGCTCTCTCCACCTTGCTGGTAGTTGGTGTGTCAATCGCCACGATGTTAAGCTGAGTATAACGCCGCAACTGCTGTATCAATGAGAGGCCGTTTGCTTTAGGCTCTATCCGCACCGTGCTTTTGTGATTATACCCCATTTGCCGCACGTAGTTAGGCAGCCATTTGCATAATTCGGGAAACTCTAAATAAACCTTTACAGCATCGATGATCAGGAGGCTGTTACCGTCATCGCACACGGCTATCACACCGGTAGGGTCGTTTTTAGTATTCGTCGTATATGCCGTGTCGATATAAAAGTGAACGCCACGCTGCCTTTGCGCCTGCTGCACTACTTGCTGGAGCGATTGATTTGCCGTTATCGGGAACCAGTCGCGCCTTATGAGATTACCTGCTTTGTTGTACGGCTGTTGATCATATTGCCCTGCATACTTCTGTGTGCCTAATGCCGTTTTTTGCTCTTGCAGCACCTCCCGCGACAGCCTTATGGGATCGAGAAGTCCATTTGTGTAAAACTGCTTAAGCTCTGCAGGTCTGACCTCGTCCGATAACTCCGCAGGAAGGCAGATGTGCTTTATGTTATTGCCCTTTTGGCTCAGCAGGTAGCCGGCCACGTCCTCCTCGTGGAGACGTTGCATTATGGTGACCGTCGGCGTGTTTGCTTTGTCCACCTTTCGCGTGGCCAGCGTGGCAGTGTGATTGTTGGCACTTTTGCGCATAGCCTCGGAGTCTGCTTGGCCCGGGTTCAACGGATCATCATTGATTATCACGTGTGCATGCTTTCCCGTGACCGTGCCTCCTGTTGAGGTGGTGTATCTGGCCCCTTTGCTCCGCGTCTCATAATTCGAGAGGGCAGCCCTGTCAGAACGCAGCCGCACCTCCGGGAATAGCCTCCGGTACTTCGGGGATAAAATAATATCGCGTGATTTGCTGGAGTGGTCGTCGGCCAGATCGGCCGAATAGGAGTTGGCGATGATGCGCAATGACGCATCTTGCGTCCATAGCCATGCCGGCCACATAATTGTACAAATTCGGCTCTTTGTTGTTCCCGGAGGGATGTTGATGATCAGGTCGTAAGGCTTTGCCTCGCGGGTTATGATGTATCTACTCAAATCCTGCAGCTCATTGCAAAGGTATTTTATGTGCCAATTCAAAATAAGCTCCTCCGACTCGATAGTATCCCAGAACTCGCAGAAAAAATTAAAAAAACTCCTCCTGCAATATTCCGACAATGCCTGAATTGCCGCATCTATGATGACCTGCTCCGTCACAAAGCGTCACTCTCCTTTCAGCACTTTGCGCCCAATCTCCTCGAGTGCGTGTCGTTCCGAGTCGGTGATGTCCGAGAGGTCAATCCTGTTTTTATTCTCGACGTAGGCATCGATCTTCTCAATATAGCCACGCTTGCGCCCTTTTGTCTTAAGATAAAATATAATGCTGGTCGTGTCACCGCACATGATGTTTTTAAATAGTTGCGTCTCCACCACATCCAGCGCTATCTCCTGTATCTGCTCCACGGCCGCATTGAACTCCGGATCGTCTCGCTTCCATGCCGCGATGGTCACTCTCGATAGCCCCAGTTGCTCCACCACCGGCTGCTGCACCCCCGCCGTCTTCTTAAGGCCCTCAAGAAATAACGCCTTGAGCCGTCTTATCTCTTTTTGCGAAATACGCCCTTTGCGTATCCCCTTTCTTACCGGCGTGCCCATGACCTTGCCTCCTTATGATTAAAAAACGAAATATGAAAATAGGATACCGAACACTATTCCGCCCACGTTACAAGCCATGTCATGCATTGAAAATTGACCGCCCTGCAGCATATCCTGAAATTCTTTAGCTATACCGGCCGTAAAAACCAAAGACGCCGCTACCCATACCGGTGCAAATGCCGCAATGACGATAACTATAAGCGCAGATAGCGCAAAATGCAAAAGGCCGTCAATCCTGATCCAGCCCCATATCTTCTGTAATAATTTCATAGCTGTTAAATCTCCGTTACTCAAATGAATTTATTCCGTCAAAATAATTTTTGTAAAAGTCGTATAGCCCCCTGTCAATCGTGATACACGCCTGCTCCGTACGAGGGTTGGTGTTGATGTTTGCGCTGGTCTGTATGCCAAAAGCGAACTTAGCCCCGATGCCCGCCATGATCTTCGAGTGGTTGCGAAACACACAAATTCGCCCAAGTCCGGGATAGTCGCCGTATAGCCTTTTCAGCATCGAGTACTCCGTTTTATAACTACCGGTAAATATTTCGCCCACGTAAATGTCAAGATGCTTTATGTGGCCCTCTTCGATCCACTCCCTGAATTGCAGCACGTCCTCGGCGGCCATGCACCAAGTGCTCACGAGACAATGATCAAGTCGTTGCTGCCTTATGACGGCTTTCAAATATGACAGCGCGTCAATATCACCACCGGTCAATAGGTTATATGACACGCCCTCCTCAAAATGAAATCCGGGAGCCGCGAAAGCGTCAAGAAGGCGCGTCTCGCTAAATGCATGCCGGTATATGTACCGAGTCGATAGCTCATATTTTTCGACCTTGCTGTTTAGCCGTATGGACTTTTGAGGTTTGTCCGGCTTTTCTTCCACGACCTCTTTGGGCAATGGTTCCCCTGCACTCAGGTCTAAATCAAAGTCAAAATCAAAAAATCCGTTATCCGTCATCTCTCAATCCTCTTTGCCTTTTGTCCTGTAAAAGTTTCCCATCTGTGAATGATGACGTCGCAATAGACCGGATCGTACTCCATCATCCGGCATTGTCGGCCCAGCTGCTCGCAGGCTATGAGTGTCGAGCCGCTCCCACCGAACGGGTCTAAGACCAGCCCCCCCCCTCGGCTGGAGTTGGCTATGAAACGGCCCACTAAAGGCACCGGCTTCATTGTCGGATGCTCCGCGTTGCGCAAAGGCTTGTTTTCGCGGATGATGTCGGTAGGTGTCACGTCCTGACTAAAAACGCTTTTGCAAAGGTCGCGTAGCTGCACCTCGGTCATCTTGTCAAAATCCAGCTGATCATCAATCACCGTGCGCAGTTTGCGGTTTTGAATGAAATAATGCGCCGCCCCCGGTTTCCATCCGTAGATCACCGCCTCATGTGCCCACTGGTAGTCGCTTCGGCCTAAGGTGATCGTGTTTTTAACCCATATAAGCATCTGCTTATAAAGAAATCCCGCATCGCGATAAGCCCCTTTGAAATTCAGGGCCTCTGTCGATGCGTAGAATATGTAACACGCCGCGCCTGCTTTTGTCGAGTTGTAAATGTTTCTAAACGCTTTATCCAGAAACTCCCTAAATGCGCCGTCACTCATACGGTCGTTTTCGATCTTCAGCTTTTCGTCAGTACAGCCCTCATAGTCCACGTTGTATGGAGGGTCTGTCACGCAAAGGTCGGCGAGGTCGTTTTGCATCAATGCCTCAAAGTCGGCCTCATCCGTGGAGTCGCCGCACATTAGAAAATGATTGCCGAGCCTATAAATCTCACCCCGCTTTGTCTTTGGTTCTTTTATCTTTTGGAGCTTTGCCTCGACGTCATAATGATCGTCCTCGGCCGCCTCCGGCTCTTCCGTCAAGGTATAGCTCGGCAGCTCCGGCTCTTCCGTCAAGGTATAGCTCGGCAGCTCGATTCCCCAGTCGGCAAACTCGATCCCTTTCCATTCGGACAAAAGAAGTCCGGTGTCCCAATCTCCGAAGCTTGAGTTATCTTTCAGCACTATCTGCTTGAGGGTGTCGATGTCCGTCCCCTCCGGCACCAAGTGACAGGTAATCTCTTTCCACCCGATCCGCTTTGCCGCCGCTGCCCTCATGTTGCCGGCCAACACAACAAACACGTCTCCGAAGGGATAAACGATGCAGCCGCGTGCCTCCGTGAGCATCGGCGTCTCCTCCATCGACTCCATCAGCTTTTCAAGATCGGCATTCGTCCACTTTCGCGGGTTGGCCGGCAACCCCTCGATTTGCCCTTTGTTCATCCGGAGCCGCTTGAGCTCTATCTTTTTCGTCTGCATTTTTTAAATGTTCAATATGTTTGCGCCAAATATAGTAAAAAATGGCTTACCTTGTAAACCTTTTATAATAATTTTTTCATTTCTCGAATTTGTTGGAGGAGCGATACCTGTGTATCGCCTTTGCCTTTCAGTGTCCTCATCACCCTCTCGTCCATCGTGCCTCTGACTATCAGATGATAAAGCAACACCGGCTTCGTTTGTCCTTGACGGTGCAGCCGCTTGTTTGCCTGCTCATAAATCTCCAAGTCCCATGTCAGGGAGTGCCACACGATTATGCGGCCCCCTTGCTGCATGTTGAGGCCGTATGCCACCGACCTCGGATGCGCTATCATCACCCTTATCTTCTGCTCGTTCCATTTTTGCAAGATGCCCGGCTCCCCTCTGAACGCCACCGGCCGATATTGCTTCAGTGCATCCATGATGCGCTCTTTTTCGTGGATGTAGTTGTAATAAACCAATACCGGCTCGTTAGCGTTTTCGATTATATCTGCCAAGGCCTCGATCTTCGTTTCATCAACAAAGTGCCATTTATGCTCATTGTCATAAACTGCTCCCGAGGTGAATTGCAGGAGCTTATTCGTCAGGGCCGCCGCCGTCAGCGCCTCGATGGTATCCTCGTCTATCTGCAGGAGCTGCTCTCTCTCAAAGTCCTTATACAGTAAGGCTTTTTCTTCCGTAAAATTCAAAGTCATGCCCGCCTCGATCATGTCAGGCACTTCGATGTAATCCTCTGCTCTCATCGACATGCAAATGTCCGAGATCAATTCTGATATTTTTGTTGTCGTTCCCACTTTCGGCCTCCATTCATAGATGACCGCCCCATTTCGTCTTCCGGGAGTGAAGTATTTCGCCCTGTACGACGTCAAAGTCTTTCCCAACCGCTGGCCCATATCCAAAAGCCATATCTGGCTCCACAAATCCATGAGCCCGTTCGGCGATGGCGTTCCGGTAAGGAGAATTACCCGCCTGAACTGCGGACGGACGCGCCTCAACGCTTTGAACCTTTTCGCCGAAGGATTTTTAAAGCTGGAACTCTCATCAATGATCACCATATCGAAGGGCCAGGGCCACTCTTTATATCTTTCAACCAGCCATACCACATTCTCCCGATTTATGACGTAAATATCAGCATCGGAGGCCAACGCCCTCTCCCTCGTCTTTTCATCTCCCAGAATTATCGACAGCCTCAAATGGCTAACGTGATCCCACTTCTGGGCCTCTGCGCTCCACGTGTTCCGCGCCACGCTTTTGGGCGCTATCACAAGGGCTTTGTCCACTTCGAGACAGTCCTGCAGCTCCGCCACGGCGGTCAGCGCTATCACGCTTTTCCCCAGCCCCATGTCAAGGAACAACGCGGCATTGGGATTATCTAATAAAAAGTCCTTAGCCCTGATCTGATATGGATGTGGGACATATTTCATTTGTTGATAAAATTGTTGATAAAGTGTTCCAACGCCTCGGAGTTGTCTATGACGTAGACCTCAAATCCCTGTCGTTCTATTTGTGCTTTCGTATGCATCTGCAGCTTTGTCGGCTTTAGTCCTGTGCTTTTGACCTCGACAAAACACGCCTTTCCGTTAAAAAGCACCAGCCTGTCCGGCATTCCCCTGTGAAACTGACTCGAAAACTTAAAAGCCTCCCCTCCGGCGGTGCGTACCTTTTCCGCCAGCTTACGTTCCAAAATCTTCTCGCTTTCGACCTTTTTGGGCCTTTTTCGTTCCGTTTTTGTGTTTTTCTGTTCCATTTTGATATTTTTTCGCTTTATTCCTCAATGCTTTGCACGTCATCCTCTCCAATTTCCATCACCGCTCCGTTATGTGTTAGTTTAACCGTGCAGCCTGCTTTCATCTCATTGCCCGACTCCTTGACCTCAATTTTACAGGAGCTTGCGATTATCGTTGCCTCCACCTTTTTCTCATTCAGCATCATCGTCACCTTATCACCGATGCTGTATTCCGGGACGTAAACAAAGCCTTGCTGGCCCCTATATTTAAGTCCAAAAATGGAATACACCATCGCCTCGAGCTTATCGGCGTCCTCGCAAAAGTCATCAGCTGCTCTATCCTCGAGCTTGCTCCAGTCGTTCTTCGGGCCTCTGCTCAAGGCCTTGCGGATGGCGTTCAGGTGGTGCTTCACATTTTGCCGGTAGACGCCCCGCGTCTTGCATTCCTCGACCATGTCGGTAAGGACGTCATCCATCAACTGGTCGAGATGCAGAAAGCAAAGAATGTATCTGTTCAGTTTTTCGTAATTGTAATCCGGGTCATCCGGGATTGCTTTTTTCAAAGTCATCATGGCTTTTAAATTTTAGGTACTTGATATGTCAGGTCAATTCGCGTGTAATGGATGCGCCCGCAATTCTCGCATCTGTTGATTAAAATTTTCTGCAGGAGGTTACCTGCCGGATCGATAATTTTGTCCGTGGCATGAACTACGTATTTATGCAGTCCTAAAAAGCATTTCAAATCTTGGCTCATATCTGTTTTTTTTTGGTTACTTACAAAAAATCGTTCGGGACAATGGGACAATATTTTCCTATATATTATTAAATACGCGATTAGGTTAATATGTATACGCGTATATTTATCCTAATTCCACTTTTATACTTTCAATGGTATTTTATTGTCCCATTGTCCCAAAAGTGTTGTATCGTGCTGGCTTTTAGCCTGTTGGGTGTGGGACAATAATGGGACAATAAGTGGGACAATAATAGGCATTGTCCCGGGATAATAGATTGTTACTTTTTTTATTGTCCCGTTGCTTTGTCCCATCGTCCGGGGCCGTTTTTCACCATTATTTTTAAGTCTCTGCTTACGAATTGAAATCCAAAAATCCTTATTTTTCAAATTAGGCTTCGGGTCAATCGGTTTTTTCATTTCTCTTTTACTCGCTTTAATCTTCATAACTTTCTAATGTATTGCTCTTTGGCTAAAATCCTTAAAAAATAAGTAACACTTCTGTTACACGGTTTTAGTCCCTTACGATCCTAAAGCACCGTTGTCTTCCGTATAACGGGAGGTATATGCGTCCTACGTATTCAAGCTGTCGCATCTGCTTTAAAATTTGTGTAAGCTCCCGAGTTCTGTACCGTGTTTTCTCATCCGGTTTCTGGCCAAAGCATTCGGCATACACTTCGATCGCCGATACGGTCTCTCTCTTTTTAAACAATTCGCCGTCATGTATGAAATCAATCCCCGCTATGTAATCTTGTCGTTTGCGCAGGCTCATCGTTTCCCACGTGGTAGGTATCGGCTTTTCCAGGTATTCCGCGATCATTCCGATCCTCTCGTCCGCAAAGACCTCATTGTGCAATTCCTGCAGTTGTCGCGACTGTCTCTCAAGATCGTTCGGTAGGTACAGCTTTTCGCCTTGCCTGTATCTTGTCAGGGCCTCCGCCCACAATTGGTCAACCTCTCCGGGGAGATCCTCCCATACGTCTTTCATAGGTATCTCCAGATCGCACATAATCGTCCAGAAGCGTCTGTTGCCGGTGTCCCCCTTCAAAAACGAGCGTTCGTTTGTCGTTGCGAAAAATACGCATTGCCTCGGGTATACCTCCGTTTTCCGCCCATACGCTGGCCGGTAAGCGTCTTCCTGCTTTGAAAGGAACGCCTTGTAAGCCTCCGAGGTGCTTTTCTTGTAGTTCGTCAATTCGCCCATCTCTATGAGCCATTTGCCTCTTATCTGCTCCATGCCCTCTTTGCCCTCTATGCCGGTGAGGCTGTCGTCAAACCACTCGTCGCGGCCCATCAGTCGTATCAGCGTGCTTTTGCCGATGCCCTCAGGGCCGATCATCGTCAGGACGTAGTCGTATTTTATTCCGGGCCTCATCGCGCGGGCCACGGCGGCTGTAAAATGCTTGCGCGTCTGCGCCCTCACGAGCGGCGTGTCGTCGGCCCCGAGGTAATCAATCACCAAGGTGTCGAGCCTCTCGATGCCGTCCCATTTCAGCGTGTTGAGGTAGTCCCGCACCGGGTGGAAGGAGTTCTGACTGACTGCAAGGTCGTGCGCGTCGAGGAGGGCCTGCTTGCCGGTGAGCCGGTAATTGGCCGAGACGTAGTCGATCAGTCCGTTGTCATCGCTGTTGTTCCACCACTGGTCGGCCTTTTTATCCCGCCACGGCAGGTCATCCACCACGACATCACGCCCCCTGAAGTCATCGCGCATGACCTTGCCTTTCAGCCCGGGATCATTACGCACGATAAGGCCGAAGTTGTAGGGTGAGTTGAGCACTTTTTTATTTTCAATTTGCATCATGCTCCTCCAATCCTCCTCTCCTTCCACTTCGGCCGTATCGGCGATATTTGCGAAGTCTTCATTTATATTAGCCATCTGCTCTTTTACTATGAGAGTCCGCACCTTGGTGTCTTTTTGGGCATATTGATCCATCGCGGTGTATGACGGCAGTCGGTTGACCGGCGTGTTGATGTCAGCCTCGGCATCCAAGTCGTGGAACAGGTGCAGCCGCACTAAGTCGAACGCGTTGCATAGCTTGCTGCAACACGGGTCTGTGCCGTGGTGGCTGTAGGCCCATTTGTCGTCATAGACTACGAGGCCTCCTGCGGTCGATCCGGCGGAGTAAGTCCACCGGTCTTCCTGTGTGGTAGGCTCGTAAATGTCGGGCAGGAACGCGCGTATGGCAGCGGTTATGGAGTACGCCCTGCAGAACGTGCCTACTATGCCGCGCTTTGTCGTAGGGTCTTCCTGCTTTGATCCGTGTCCGGTCGCGAGCCGGATGGTGTTGCTGTCCACCGGCCACTCCGCCGCGTTGCGCCAGTCGGTAAAGCTGTCGAGTATCTTATCGGCGTCGGCCGGTGTGCCCTCCCCCTGCAGGAAGAGGTAATCGCCGTCCTTGGGCGTCGATGGCCAGTACATCAGCCTCATCGGCTGGTAGCTCGTCTGGTCGAACATATCGATGCCTATGTCGTCGGCGATGCGGCGTGCTATCGGCACGTACTCGTCGGCCGTCACGTCGCGGCTCAACGGCACTATGAGCCTGAAACGCGGCGCGTCTTTCGTGTGTCCGTGCGTGGTGTAGATGCACCATGCCGTTCCGGATAGCATGTCCGCGATGATCTCCGGCGTCTCCGGCGTGGCATAGTCGATGTCGAGCGTCACGAGGGAGCGGTGCTTGACGGCTTCGGCCTTTCGGCGGCCGCCCTCGATGGCCCCACCGACAAAGCCCCCGATGTCCTTTACAAGCCCTTTTTGGGCTTTTCGCATCGCTCTGTATTCGTCCACCGTCTCGTCTGTGCGTTTTGTCTTTGCCAGCCTCTGGGTGAGCGCCTCCCAGGTGATCTGTCTGTTTACCCATTTAATCTCCTTTCGTGAGCGCCCTGTGGAGATGGTGTAGGTTCGTTGCATATAAGTCTATGTTTGTCAATCCTTTTTATAATATTCCGTGATAAACCCGCTGCCTTTCAACGGGAGTCCCCGTGCCCAGCTCGGCGTGCGTTTGAAATGTGCGAGTATTCTCTCGAGTGCGCTTTGGGCATCTTCTCTCGGCACTTCGCACACGATCTCGTCATGGACGTGGAGTACTGGGTCGAGACAGTTTTTTTCAATCGTGATCAGCGCCTCGGCCAGGCAGTCGCGTGCTATCGCTTGCACGATGTTTTCCACCAGTTTGCCTCCATAGGTCTCGATGCTTTCCCATTTGCGCGAGGTCTGATTCACGCCTTTGTAAACCAGCGAGGGCTTTCCGAAGCGGTTGAGCCCCGTCTGCATTTCGCGATAAATGAGCTGTCGTCCGGACGGCAGCTGGATGATCAGATCGTTGCTGACGTTTCGGGTGGTGATCATAAGCTTATCTCTTACATTGATGGGTGCTTTTGAGAGCAGCGTCTGCCTTGCAGCGTCCTCAACCTCCCGCCATAGCGATACGATATTTGGATTCGTCTGGCGCCATTGCTTCACCAAGGCCTCCATCTCTTCCCTCTCCAGCCCCATCCTCTTACCTCCCATCGCCTCGAGTGCGGCGATGCCGCCGCCAAAGCCCAAGGCCAGCACGGCGATCTTGCCCTTGTCCCGGCGAGGGTCGTCCCTTGTGATCTCGTCCACGTCGCATCTGAACATCTGTGCGGCGGTGGCCTCGTAAATCTTGCCGTGCCCTTTGAACACGTCTATCGCCCACTGCTCCCCTGCCAGCCACGCGATGACCCGTGCCTCGATGGCACTAAAGTCGCAAACGACGAACGTGTGGCCTTTTTTAGGCACCAGCGCGGTGCGGATGAGTTGACTTAAAACGTCCGGCACGTTGCCGAAGCAAAGGTCAAGCAGCTCCATATCGTCGTCCCGAACGGCGTTTCGCGCGAAATCGAGGTCTTCGAGTTTGTTTTGCGGGAGGTTATGCAGCTGCACCGGATGACTCGTCCATCGTCCGGTACGTGATCCGTAAAATTGCAGCAGTCCCCTGAGGCGGTCGTCTTTAGTGTCGGCCACCATCTGCATTGCACTGTATTTGCTATTGCTGATCTTGCTTCCTTTTTTGCGTAATGTCAGAGTCTCGTGGATGATAGGGTCATCCGTCATTTTGAGTATCTCGGCAATGTCCGTTTTCGTAAGTGACGGCACCTCGACGCCGAGGCGCTCCTCAAGCCACGCTTTCAGTTGCGGTACGCTGTTCGGGTTGTCAAGTCCGGTGAGGGCCGACGCTTTGAGGTGTTGCCGGCTGGAGCAGATTGCCTCGATCTTGACGGCATTGTCCACCAGCTTGCGGTCGATCTTTATGCCCCTGTCGTTGATCGCCTGATCGACTTCGTATAATTGTCGTTCGGTCGGGTTTATTTTGTACCAGCTCAGCGCCTTGCATAGTTCGCGCTCCACCTCAACGTCCCTCTTGCAGTACTCCTTAAAAAGCTCCCATTTGTCCGGGGCTTCGTGCCGGCGCACCCGTGGGCTTTCGTTTAAGAACGTGGTTTTTTTGGGCAGACTGAACAGCTTGATCAGCTCTTTGCCCTCTTCCATTTTTTTAGTTTTCAGTTTCAGCACTTTTGCCGCTTGATCGAGACTTGGCGGGAGGCAAGTTTTTTGGCATTGTATCATGGTGCAGTGCCAATTCGGGACGTTGAGCCCGAGGTGTCGCCTTAGGCATATTCTCTCGAAAGTGGCATTATGGGCTATTTTCAGGACGTTCTTATCGATCATCAGTCGATACAGGTCGTTTGGTATCGGATCGTCTTCACTCAAGTCCAAAATCTCTACCGGGGCGCCATCAATGGCATAGGCCAGTAATAGGATTTTGAAGTCCGGGTGCGTGGCATATTTGTAAACGCCGCAGTCGGCCAGCGGCTCCGGGGAGTAGGTCTCGATGTCTAAAAATAGTTTGGTCATAAGTTCGTGTCTATTTTCACAAGGGAGTAATGCTCCCCGGGAGTTAATATTATGTTAGTCACTTTAAGTCCGGTCAGTTTTTGAAATCTTGATATAAGTCTCGAAAAGGCGGCCTCTGTTTGCGTTTTGGCAAATGTATAACTCTCAGCGGTCAGGTCTTTGTTCATGGTTTTTCAGAGTTCTTTTTATATCCTAACTTGACTTTTGCATCATTGTTGGAGTTGATCAATGTTCGAAGCATATTTGTCTGTCGTAGCACCGCTCTGAATAACGCGACGAATAGAAGAAATAAAATGAAAAGTATCGCTCCTATGATGGCGAGGATCGCGCGTGGTATGATCAGTAAATCGTCCATGGCGTTAATCTTGATATTCTTTAAGTTCTCCATCAATAAGATGATACCAAGTATCTGCTTTGATTTTATTGTTGTCAACAATAGCACAAGCCCAATCGGATACTTCGTATCTATTAGCGTCATAGTTGTATTCAATATTTCTTGCAACGAGAATGCAACCTAAACCGCCTTTTACTTTACCATCGTTTGAAACAATGGCTACTCCATAGTTGCCAGCGTTGGCGGCTCCATAGTTACCTGCGTTGGCGGCTCCATAGTCCCCTGTGTTGGCGGCTCCTTTGTAACCTGCGTTGGCGGCTCCATAGTCCCCTGTGTTGGCGGCTCCATAGTCCCCTGCGTTGGCGGCTCCATAGTCCCCTGTGTTGGCGGCTCCTTTGTCCCCTGCGTTGGCGGCTCCTTTGTAACCTGCGTTGGCGGCTCCATAGTCCCCTGCGTTGGTGGCTCCA